TTTCTTCCTCAGGCGTCATCGCGTGCCATAACACCACATAGGTTGCTGATGTGATATTCAGACCAGCACCTGCGTGATTACTATTTAAGAGTAATACCCGAACTGATCCCGCATCAAATCGTTCAAGTAGACTGGAGATTACATCTTTATTACCCTTTACACTTTGAACCGTTATATTATCTGTTTCAAGAGTTTCCTGCATCATCCTAAATGGATTTTCATATCGACTAAATACAAGAAACTTATCACGGGGATTTTTCCGAAGAAGTTCTACTAATGCTTCAATCTTCTTTGATTTCTTAGCAGGTAGTGCTCTAGTTTGTATAGGGGCTTGAGTTCCTTCAGATACTTCGTGAAGTTGACTTGCGGGCATTTCTGTGCGACAAAGAGGACATCCATTTTTTCTTGAAAGACATTCTAAAATACATACGGCACAGAAAATCGCTGAACAACAGGGTGTAAGTAATGGTTTTGTCGGCTCATCGTAACAGATGGCACAGATTTCTTTCTTATAGTTTTCAATACGCTTTTTAATACTTGTAATCTGCTCCTTCAAACTGGAAATCTTAGATTGAAGATTTGCCAAGGCCTGCTCCTTTGCCTGAGGTGTTGAATACTCTTCACCTTGCTTAAATATATATAAGCGTTCGAGGCGGTGTAGTTCATTTGTCCGATTTTCTGTAACAGCCTGAATAAGATTCATAGGAGAATCGGCTGGAACACCAAGCGCGCTCAGTGCGGACTGAACATCGCCCGCATTCAGTAAGTTCTGAATCGTATGAGGCACAGATGATGAAACAATACGCTGAGCCATACTAGGCTCACATTCAATAGTACGTGTAAATAAAGGAGGTAATGAAATCGAGTTCTGAATAAACTCATCGCGACATCGTAGAACAAGTTGAGTTCTAAAGGGATGTTGAATCCGCAGAAACTCTCTAAAATAAAGGCCTGAACGTGATGTATATCTCGCAACAAATCCACGCCCCGCATTTACTGATTGAAGCATATATGCCTGATATACTGGATCAAGTTGTGTAAAATCAGGTCGCTGTGTGACTCGTTGAACATGTGTATGAGGTAGCCAGATTCGTTCATTTTCAAAAAGAAGATTTTGCCATGTGGCCGAAATAAGCCATAGAAAACTTACATCTGGAAATCTCTGTGTGCTTGGAATATATATACTATCTGCCTCATCAACATAGATTCTTGAAAAATAAATCTTATGTTCAATCAGTTCAAGCATTTTTCCAACAAGAGTATTACTTATCAAGACTACATCAGATTCAACTAACTTCTTGAAAAAAAGAGTACTTTCAAATGCGCGTTTGGTGGTAACCGCATAACATGTCAGATCTGTTTGATCATCAATATATGTCTTCCATTGTCGAAATAAAGTATGTGGAACAACAAGCAGCGCAGGCGAGTTTGAAAGATCTGTATAACTATGTTCAACAAAACTAAATACATTTTTATTTGAATATTGATTCAATCCACGATATGAAGAAAGTGGGGCTTTTCCTTTCATGGCTGCTATATGACCAAGTACCATAAGTGATTTTCCTACACCAACTGAATCACCCAATACCGCAAATCGACTATATAACTTTTCTCCACTAATGTCATATCCCTTACGTAGATTACTTTCGAGACCTATCATCGAATGAATAATCGCCCGTTGATGAGCTCGTAAGGAGATCTTAATCGAACGCGGCTGATCACAGATCGGTGTTTGCTCACTACATGCATTCAAAAAAGGCCTATTATATAAATCTGTAAAATACATTCCATTATACATTCTGCCTTCTACTAAAGACCGTCTTAGAGCAAACTTTAGGCTATGCGTTTGAATAAAACTCACGTAGTACAGAATCTTTAATAAAATCTCGCAACTTAAGAGTTGTTAGTTTAATAAAAGGATTTTTCGTATCTTCGCGCAACTTTTTCTTATCAAATGTATTTTCACTATGGCTCATGACCAACATAACCTTTTGAGGAACTAGTTGAATCATTGGATATTTATAATGATCAAGAAAAGATTGTTCTTCTGCGTGCGTCACAGTTTCATCATAGAGATGCTTTCTCGCATAGGATGCGCGCCAGGCCATTGTACCATTTGTCGCATGATTTTTGTTGTATGGGCCTAACTTAAAAATCTGTTTAATGTCAGAATAATACATGAAGATTTCAGAAGATCCAGCCAGTTGAATATCCTTGTTATTTGCAAAGGCCATTACAACATGATTCACGCGTTCAGGAGGATAATAATCATCATCATCCATAGCAATAATAATCTCTCCCTTAGACTCCTTATTGAGCCGATTTCTCTTCGCGCCAATGGTCAACTTTTCATCGAGTGGAATATATCGTAGGTTCGGTATATTCTGTGCGGCAAATAAATCTCCTACTTTGTCCTGTCCATCGTCTAAAATAATCCATTCCATATTCTCTTTTTTATAAGTTTGCGATAGATAACATTGGATTAACGAAGGAATGAAGCGTCTCCTGTTGTAAGTGGGTGTAATAACACTTACAAAAGGGATTGAAAGGTTCCTAGACATTCTACTTTTAAAACGTGATCGGTGTTTAACCTATTTCGTTGTAGCTAGCGCAGCTTCAGCTGCCTTATGAAGTTCATTGCGAGCTTTATCAAGATACTCACCACTTCTATACATCACGAGTTTCTGAAAAAAAGATAATCCATTTGGATAGTTATCTGGATTGTACTCATACAGAGGAATCATATAGGATGCAAAGAACGGTGGTTTGCCACGGATTGATTGTATAATATAATAGGGGAGTACATAGAAAAAACATAGACATCCCCAAATAAAATATAGAATGCGAATCGAAGGAGGACGAAGCATGACTTGATTTGCGAGAATAGCACCTGAATACAGAGCAAGTGCACCCATAATCGCATAATAAATCGCATCAAACGATCCATCATAGATCTTTCCGAATAATCTTGACATATTAAACTCACTATCTTCACGTGCTTGACGTTCAGCCTGGGCCTGCTCAACAAACTGTTTGAATTGATTGAGTTGGACTGTGGTATTTGGTGTGTCAAGAGATGCTTTTTTTGTATTTAACTCTGCCATAATATCTGTATCCGCAATCGTTGTATTTATAAATGTATTAATATCATCTACTTTTGTTTGATAAGTGAGCAGAGTATCATTTAGATTTTTTGAATACCAGAGTTGATTTGTATCAAGATTCTTCTGAATCGCTTTTAACTTATCATCTGCGACTTTATTCTCATTATGAAGCATAGTTACCATTACATTCCAAAACTTGATTTCATTGAATAAAATAAAACGAGTTCGGTCATCATTATATAAAGTAGTTGTTTTATCCAAAAGTGTCTGTGATTTATCCAAGATCTGATCTGAAGTCGCGGATGTATTTGCGGCAAGCCACGTTGTTGCTTCATCAAAGGCTGCCTGTAGTAATGTAGCACCTTCAGGAGTAACTGTAGTATCCTTTACTTGCTGTTCAAGAGTTCGTGTCATTTTGGTGAGTTGATCACGGAAATCATTACGATTTGAACGTGCCTCTTTCTTTTCAGCCCTTTGATCCGCTGCGCGATCTTTATTATATGTAACATTCGCAACAACGTCTCCCATCTACTAGTAAAGAAACACAGAAAATCCGGACATACCGCAGCTTTACAGCGCATATTTCAACTGGCCCATACCTGATACGATATCTACGAAGTTAATGGATTCCACATAGATGGTTAGATCATACACATAGGTTGTATTTGAAGGAAGTGTAAATGGATTTACTTCGACTTGAAAGACACGTATACGACTCGCATTAATGGATCCAGCAGGTTGCGCATTTGGCGAATGAAGACAGAATGAATATGTAGGAACAAGTTCCTGAGGATTTCCATCTGTGTATTTGAAGGGTGTGATTTTTGTAAAATAATCAATCGGTTTTTCTTCCTGAAGTTCATTGCCATCAGCAAGTACACGTAAACTTTGTAGGATTTGAAGCTGCGCATAGGGAAGAAGAATACCTGATGTATAGGCGGATTGAAGTAGTTGACTTGTCCCTGTACCTGATACATAAGGTGTCTTCGGATAACTCCACCAGTTTGTGAAGTTTGCAAAATCATTCCTGAAAGGAAGAGAATCGGAACGACGATTTACAATAACGAGTCGTTCAATCGGATTATGTGTTTCTAAATCTAAGAGTTGTCGAGTATAAATGGTTGGAAATGGATACGGAGTAACTTGATGAACAAGATAGGAAAGGGGAGCTTGTGCGAATACAGATCGTTCTTGTTCACCCAAATAGATATATCCAATCTGTAAGCATGGATTGAAGTTCCATGTGCTTAGTGTAGGAACTACCGATCCAACATCTGTTAAAAAACTTCTAAACTCACCGCTTACATCGTATATAGTACTATAATCAGGAAGATTTGACTGAATATTTGCAAGGCTTGCTGTTGTTTGGATTCCAGGGCGTACACGGAACCCTGATGCATCAAGAATTGAATAAAGTTGATTAATAGGATTTAATAAGATACGTACTTCACATTCATGATACTGAAGTCCAACAAGAGGAAGAGCAGATCCTTCAGATTCAGCAAACCAAAAAGGTAAAGGTACATGAATACGCTGTCCAAAAATAGAAGGTCGGTTAAGTTGTTGACCTAGTTGACGACTTTGATCTTGTATTACAGTTGGATATCCTGTTTGATTACGACCCCCTGCATAAATACCATTCTCGGGTTCTGTAAGTTCAGGTGTTTCTCCAACAAGAGATTGCCATTTTGCGAACTTATCGGAGGGATAATCAATCAATGCTTTTGCAAGAAGATAGGATCCATCAAACTCTTGTATCTTTTGTCCACCAATATACAGACCTACCGTATTAATAAGCGCAAGTCCAACATATTTTGTCCATTGAAACTCATATTGATAGGTACGTATAGTAGGAGATACATATTTGCTAAAGATGTCGGGTAACTGAAAAGAGAAATACATATCATTTACAAGATCTCCAATACGCTCAATCTTCTTTCTAACAGTAATCTGCTGATCATATGAAAGTTGATCTTTACCATCCATCTGTTGTGTAACACTTTCCATCGAGAAATGCGAATATCGCCGAAACACCTTGTAGAAAAAGGTGACGTCGGGATTTCCACTCAAAAGAACATTTTGAGACCCGTAGGCTACTAAGGCTAAAAGGCCACCACCTGTCATTGCTTACCCTTCTATTTCCTGAGGCTTTAATACTGTAAAGCATAAAGAAATGTGTAGATGATTTTTATTTACGAGGTATACCATGAATCTGCGAGGGTATTCTGTAAGTAAGATGACGCAGAGAGATCACCTGATGTGTCAATCTGCGAAGAAGGTCCCTCATTCACAGCTGCCTGGATTTCGCTAAAGGAAAGAGCATAGCGATAGTGTGAGAGGCGACTGATTTGCCCAGACATAGCACCACTTACACTGAACTTTTCGCGGTCAGATGAAGTTGTACATGATTTGCCATTCGGGCAGAAACCATTCGCATTGAGGTCATTTGTATTAAATGTAGCTGAACTGAATATATTTACATTCTGATAGTTCTGGTAAGGATAGGTATCTTCCATAGAGATACGACCCTTCATATTGCCATTCACATACACTTCAAGATTGTTCGCGCGGAAGAGAATCGCAATATGGAACCACTTTTGTATAGGTACATTCTTGATATCAACATAGTTAAACCATGTCTTGTAGGAGTTCATTGAGATGCGCATTGTGTTTTCCTTCGTCATAATAAATACACCAGGACCAATGAGAGGGAAAGGTTTTGAATATCCCTTGTAGAATACAGTTTTCAGGATAGTATCTGTATCGGCGTTATTAAATGTAGCCGGGTCAATGAACAGAAAGAAAGTATACGTAAACTCTACACCTGTACGTTCATTATCAGACGGGAGTATCATTTTCGCATTCGGATCGGAAGGATCTTGACGCACAACGATGGCACGATTGCTCATGATTGTATTAGGAACAAGCAGAGTCTTTGCGGTCTTGTAGCGATTAAATGTCTGTACAAGACTTTCAATACTATAGAAGATGATAAAGAGGACTAAACCGGATACAATCGCTAGGAGTATCTGTGGTCCAACCCCTGACCCAAGAAGAAAACTAGAACTGCCTGTGTTTGTTCCTGCGTTGAAGGTCGACATCTAAATCTAAATCTTAAAAGGATTTAGTTTTAGCCATTAAAATATCGTTTATTTATGAAGTCACCGCAGTTGTTGTTGTTCCCTGACCAAAAAAGGCCTTGATCTTTGACCATAAGTCACCACCGCCGCCGGAAGGACCTGCCATGTAGATACGGTAGATTTCATCCGGGGAAATCGCATAGTTGTAGTAAACTAAGTTCGCGAAACTACCAGCCCAATCTGTATTCATTGAGGGGGATGTGAATGATTGCTTCAGGACATAAAAGGAGGGCTTTGCTGTGTTTGAATAGCCAGCCTGCCATTGGGACTTTAATACGCATGAGCGGGATAACTTACCATCAAGGTATACATCGCAGAGATTATTATTGAGTACAATGCTTACATTGACCCAACGACCGAACTCAATATTCTGTAAGTTACAGGCCTTTGTTTCATTACCACCTGAAGTTCCCATAAAGGATGAATAATCAAATGTATCTGTATCCTTTACGTGAACATACAGTACATTTTGATTTCCTCCAAGTGCAACAATGAGGGTACTCGCATCATCTGTATCACTACGTCCAAGAGAGAGGATATGGTGTTTCTTTGTAGGATCTGTGCCGGGTCCAGTGACATAGATCCAGAAACTTACCGCAAGTTCACCTCCTGTAAAAATAAATTGACTTAGATCAATATCAGATTGAGATGCTCCAGGATACGTAATCATGGTGCTGGTTGACTTGATCGGTCCGCCAACAATCTGCGCCTTCTTTGAAACCTGCGTTACGTTAAACATGTAATCATACATGTAATATAAAAGAACCGCGGCGACTACAATAATAACAGCGGAGCCCACAAGTCTTCCCATTGTACCCATTTGAGAGGTCGGCGGAGCGGCGTTCATTCTGTTTGAGAGTGATTTTTAGATTTTTAACTATAGTTCGAGGTCCAAACGACAAGTGGATTACTAGGGCGAACCTTCGGTCCACTAAAACATTCACCGGAAGGACAGAGCGTAAAGTTTATCTGTGAAAAAATAGGCTGAATGGGTTCACCGCGTGTATCCGTATTTCCTGTAAAATCACTTGAAACTTCCTGCGCAGTTGATGATACATTTAGAGCGCGAAGATGAGATGCTTGACCGGTTACATTTGAATCTGCAAGTGAAACATCTGTTG